AAAGAGTTTATGCCCGATAGTGGCAAATCGTGGCGTTGGGCAAAAACACAAGGGCAGTTTTACTACTGCTTGAGCAACATTCCCAACCGTGCCCCGCAAAACTACCGTGCCCGCTTTGG